AGTCGCTGATGCCCCGTGTGCTTTCACGCATGATAGCCGCGCGTTCTTCAGCCTGCACTTCTTCAAGTTTTACAAGCATCTTAGACTTTTCTTCCGCCGTCAGCGCAAGCGCGTCTAGCGAGGCGGTGAAGGATTCAATCTCTTTTTGGGTGTTGTAGGAAAGTTGAATCTGCTCCGCCTGTTGGTCGAGGCCGAGTGCGGTAAGGCGACGGATTTCAAGGCCAAGTGCCGTGTCGCGAATGGTAAGGGCGCGCTGCTTTTCAAGTTTGGCGATGCCCGCATCCCGCGCGTCATTCAACTCATCTTCAGAGATGCCATACTCACGCGCTTTGGCAGCCGCCTGGGCGAATGAGTCTATCAGCGCGTTCATCTGTTGCGTAAATTCAGGGATCGGGTCTTCGGTCAGCCCCTTGATAGTGTCTTGGATGCTGATGAAGCCTTCGACAAACCCTTGCAACTTTTCTAGGCCAGCGAAAGACCGACCTGAAAGCGCACGGTTCAATTCATCGTTGGCGGTTGCCGCAAAATTCATAGAAGCAATCGCTTCGCTGAAGCTGGCCGCTTCGCCATACCCAAGGTTGCCCATGCCGAAACGGTTGCCACCCACGGCCCGGTCGCCGGTTACGGAAAGGCCGCGCTGTTGCAGGTAGGCGTTGATGGCGTTGATGCCCGCTTCTGCTTCTTGAAATTGAGCGCGGCCCTGTTCGTTGTAGAACATATCGGTCATGGCGAGTCTGCCATTTTGACCGCGAACCGCATAGCCGAAACCGCGATCAGATTCACCGGGGCCAAAGAGGCCGCCTATGCCACCTCCTGCGGCGCCACCTATAACCCCCAAGAGCGTCCCCACCCCCGGTAACGCCAAGTCAAGTGCGAGCGCCGCAGCAATGCCTGCCCCGGTGCCAAGCGCAGAGCCAATCGCGCCCCCTGTTGAGTTGCCGCCTAAAGCAGAGTTTAGGAAGGTACCAGCGCCAAAGCCAAGACCTGCTGCTCCCAAAACTGGACCGAGCGACGTGGCGCCATATGTGCCGAAAAGACCGGGAGTGCCCGCTATCCCTTCGGCCATCATAGCCCCGCCCGCTCCCGACATACCCCCGGGAACTCCAGCGGTGCCAAACAAAGAGCCGCTTAGGCTAGAAAACCACCCACTCGACCCGCTAATCCCAAGCGAACTAAGAATACTGTCCTTCGGAATCAGGGACGAAAGCCCGAGCAAGTCATACAACCCCCCGCCGCCACCCGCAGCGCCAGCAACCGCACCGCCTGCGCCAAGCACGGACAGGCCCGCGCCAAGTGTCGGGCGCATAGAGCCGCTGAAAAGGCTATTCAGGACGGGGTTGATGACGCCAAGGCGAATGATGGATTGGAGTATGGACGACATGACACCGCGAACGATGTTGCCGAAGTTGAGCGCGCGGATTTCGCCCTTGGAGAAGGCTTCGGTGATGGCGTCGCCAACCTGCTCGAAGGCCCGTTCGCCAATGCGGCCAAGTTCCTCGTAGGAGTTTTTGAAGTAATCAATGTCTTGGCGACGGCGAACAATGTCTCGGGCATCGGCTTCCGCCGCACGAATATCTTCTTCGCTGCGCCCTCGCGCTTGCTGGCGAGCGCGAAGCGCGGCCAACTCTTGTTCACGAAGTGCGACGTTCTCCCCAAGAAGGCTACGCTCTTTTTCAAGCAGGGCGATTTCATCCCGCCTCACGTTGATGTCCTTGGCAGCGTCGATTTCTTTTGCGCCCGCCGCTTCCCTGCGCATCAGGTCAAGGATGCGCTTTTTAATTTTCTCGCGCTCAACTTCCGTCTTGGCGCCAAGGCGAATGGCTTCCGTCTCTGCCTTGAGTTGTAGTTCTGCATCTTCACCCGCCTGAGTGCTGACGCGATAGGCAGCGGCGATCTTGCCTTGGTCGCGGATTTGGGTTTCAAGAGTCGCGAGGTATTTGTCTAGGGTTTCCGTGGATTCCTTAGTGGAGCCAGTCGCTTTCTTAGTAGCCTCGTCCAAATCCGCTTTGATGGCGACGTATGTCTGCTCGCGCTTAGCCGCGCGTTCAATAACTTCTTCTTCAAATGCTTTCGCATCTGTTAGTGCGCGGACACTTGGGTAAAGTCGCCGATACGCGTCTTGGAGAACTTTTAGTCGTGCAGCCTCATCCCGTTGGTCCTTAGCACGGATATAAGTTTGCGCGATGGGGCGGCCAACGCCCCGCATGGCGGAGGGGGTGGCCTCACCAAAATCAACCGAGTCTAAGGGGCGGCCTTGACCCACCAAATCAACCTGTTGTCCTTGCGCATCCAAAGACGCGCGAAGTCTTTGGACACCTTCAAGCAGATTCAAAATAGAGGTTAGCGGCCCGCGTAGTTTTTCTACGTTAACGTCTGACTGCAATATAGAAATTACGCCGTTCAGGCTTGTGGCCATCTTTTGAAGTTCGATGTTTGCCTTTCGGCTTTGCTCCGTTTGGTCGTCAAATTTGAACGACTCTATCCGTGTTTTTAATTTCTCTATTTCTTGGGTGTACCCCCCCAAAGACATAGAGCCTTCTAGAACCTGTTCCGTCCACCCACGAAATTGTTCTCGAACCCGCTTTGCAGATTCCGCATATTCTTCAGGTTTGAGTCTAGTTACTTCTGACAAAGACCTGTTAAATGCAGCCAAGCCTCCTGTCTGTAAATCTAGAAAAACATTTCTAAAACTCTTTTGCGCAGTTTGCAGGTCATTTTCCATTTCTCTCAACGCTTTTTTATTTTCTTCTAACTGCACTTTGAGCGCCATAGTAAAGGCTTTTGACGCTTCATATCCGAGTTTCTGATAAGAACGAGTCAGCCGCTCTAGGTCACTTTCCGCGCTGTTTGTCGCTTGGCTTGTGCCTGTTATAAGAGCGGAATTGACCGCGTTGATGCGCGTAGACAAATCTGCATAAGTCTTATCAAACCGCTTTACAGCACTATCTATTTGGTCTAGTTCGCGCCCTGGACCTCGGGCGTAAGCAGTAATAGCGGCGCCAATAGATGCGATGCCTGCCACTATTAGCCCTTTAGGCCCAAACGCAAGCGCCAATCTCAAAAGACTGCCCGCCGCCAGCGTAGCGAGCGCCCCCGCCACCAAATCAAGATTGTTGGCAAGAGTTGCAAGCGCCTTGGCCAACACCTCCACCGCACCGGATTCGCGCGCGGCTTCAATTAATTTGCGGATTTGATCAGTGGTAGAAATAAGTGCTTGATCGAAACCCGCTTCCTTGAAAAGCATGTTCGTTTTGGTCAACTCAGTCGTGAGCCTGCCGAACGCCGCACCAACAGACTGTGATGTGCGCCCAAGCGTTTCGGCGCCACCAGACATGGCGTAAATTTGCTTTACAAATTCAACCGCATACCGCTGAACGTCAATCGTGCCTTCTTCAAAACGCTTATTAATATCAACCGATTTCCCATCTACTTTAATCATGGCGCGTTCGAGCGCAGCCATGGCGACGGGAAGGCGATCACCCATCTGGTTGCGAACTTCTTCCGCCATGAATTTGCCCTTGGACATGGATTGCTCCAATGCCCGAATGACACCCATGGTATCCGCAGCGGAAAGACCGAAGTTACGAGACGCTGCGACCAATTCTGAAAAAGTTTGCCTAGTCTGACCGCCCTCGAACCCTGCGCCCTTCATCGCCAAAGACAGACGCGCAAAAGAGTTGCCCACATCGCCAACGGCAAAACCAACTCGGTTGGCTTCAGCAAAAAGGAAGTTTAAGTTACGCTGAAAGCCAAGTGTGCCTTCTGAAACGGTCTTTAGTGTATTGACAAACTTATCAATTTCTAGGCCCGCTTGAATGACCTCTCGGAGCGCCAAAGTCCCCGCAAGCGCACTAAGGGCCGCTGCGGTGTTAAATGCCACGCGACTAAACCCACCAAGCGAGGCATTCGCCGCGCCAAAAGCTGCGGAGAATACGCGGGCGTTTTCACCTACTTTCGTGAGCAATCCGCCCATCCGCGCTATTTCTCCACTAAGCGCGTTTGCTCCTCGGTTAAACTCCCCCTGCGCTTTTACGGCAGCCATGGACCTTACGCCGTAGGTATTTAATACGTTTATATATCTATTGAGTTCCGCTTCCGCTCCTTTTTTGATACCAACTGCTTGATCTAGGGATAACTGGCGGTTTGCGCGACCAATTATGCTTGCAACGCGCGTTCTAGCTTGCTCAATTTTTCTCTCCATTTGAAGTGTGGCTTGCATTTGTTTGTCGAGTTTGGCGAATGCGCCTTCTGTCTTTTTTGCGTTTTCTTCAAGTGGCTTCGTTCCTGCGTTCGGCTTAGCCGCCTCTCTGCCAATCCTCGTAACCGACTTCTCAACCGCCGTCGCCGCTACGGCAAGATTGTCCAGCGCCGCAATAGCCGCAGCAACCGACTTGGTATCGACCTTGACTGTAAGATTAGCAACTGAATCCGACAAAACTACCCCCGTCTAGAAACTCGTTTTGGCGTGGGCGTTGGGTCAGATTTCTTTGCGGCTTCCCTCGCGGCCCGTGCCGCTTTAGCCAAATCAGCCTGGGTGTTGAGGAAAGCGGTGTCTATAACTTTTATAGCGCGTATCTCGTAGGGAAGCAATACGCGCCCCGTCAAATGCAAGTAGGCTTGCATCTCCAGATAACTGATGGGGTTGGCAGAAAACCCGTTTGAACTTCGTGTGCTTTGAAGGTCGAAGAAACTAGACCACGCAAACGAATATTCTTCCGGCATAGGCGGAATGTCGAGACGGTTTTCTAATTCTGCTTTTTGTTGCCGAGAAGCAGGGTCGGTTCTACGTGCAAGATGAGTTAAGGCACGAGCGACGCTATCCGCTTCGCTCGTGCCATCCTCTTTCTTAGTGTATAGCGCGAAATACCTTTCCGCGTGTTCCTTTAGAAGTTCAAGACCGTCCTCATAGAAACGTGGCGCGGTCGTCTAGGGCTTCGCTGACCTGCTCCTTGATCCAAGCGAAGCGAGCATCGGTGTAGATGGTGCGGGCCGCAGTCTCAGACAGCGGAGCGGCAATCGCCTTACCATCCGGGGTGACTAGGTGCCATTCCTTCGTAGCGGCCACTAGGGTCTCAGCACGCTCCGCCTCAAGCTCATCCGCAGTCAGCGTGACACGCCCACGCATCTTGAGGCGCTTGTTGAGCGCGGCCTTCTGCACCTTCTGAACTTCCGGGCTGTCAAGGCTGACAACAGAAATAAAAGCCTCCTTGCCGTTTTCATCGCGGAGGGGCTGACGTGTCTTGGGGTGGAGTAGGATAACCGGAACAGCGTTTGAAACGTCAAGCGCGAGGGCGTCAAGTGACATGGTGGCGAAAGACCTCCTGGGTCAAATAAGAAAGGAAGTTTGAATGTTTTGGTTGAGTGCCTTAGAAAAGTCAAGACAAAAAAAAGAGGCGCCTTGCGGCGCCTCTCTTTTTTAATCTCTAGCTGAATTAGGCGTTGCCGCGCTGCACCACCATAGCAGACGTGCCTTGCGCCGTGTTGGTGGATAGAGGCTTCAGCGCCACGAAAGGCATGGTGACGGTGATGCCGGTATCCGGGCTGTCGTCCACATCGCCGCCGCTATACTTGATGCGGGGCAGAATGATGTTGATGAACTGCGCCGAACTGTTCAGGTCATCCTGATTCTGTAGGCGTAGGATCAGCGTCGATTCGGTCTCGGTCACGAACTTGTCGTGCATCGCAGCATTGGTGAACAGAACCGTGATGGTGCCGCTGATGTCAGCATATCGGCCAAATAGCAGGTCCGGGGTTAGGTTGGTGCCAACCACCTGCGGCCCCGCCATGTTGTTGTTGACCGTGATCTCGGCAGCGGTCACGAGGCCAAGAACAGAGCCGCCTTCATACAACTCGCCATTGACCGCAGCGAACGGCGTGGTCTGCGGCGCGGTGTTGTAGGTGGAAGAAACGGTGCTGGCGACAAAGCCTGAGCCGTCTCGGCCAATCACACTGAAGGTCACACCAACAAGGCCAGATGCCGGGACGGAAATCGTCATCTGGTTGAAGCGCACGCCCTTGAACTGCTGATACAGGTTGCGATCAGTCAGCCAACGCTCGATGGTGAAGGAGCGATAAGTCGTGCCAACGCCAACCTTGCGGCCTGCGACCGCGATGGTGGCGGAAGCGGTGGCCGTGGTGCCGATGGTGCCGGGTTCAACCTCGATGGTGGAAACGCCAACGCTGAGCGCCGTGAAGTAGCGATCCGTTAGACCCGTGATCGCGGGGGTGGCGGAGACAGAGAACACTTCACCAACTCGGAAACCAGCGGTCGGGAAGTTTGCAGAACCGCAAGTGATTCGATTGGTGGCAGAGTTGACCGAGATGCTGCTAAAAGGCGCGGAAGAACCCGTCGCCCAAGTGCCGCCCATGATGGCTTCGATGAAGTCATCCCATGACTGCTGCGAAAGCTCGCCAACAATGTCGCCTGATACGGAACGGTAGCCGTGGCGCACGTCCTGGCGCATACGGTCAGAACGACGCTCCTCGGACTGATAAGCCTCCTTCTGTAGATTGACAGAGAAGGACACGTCGCGAACGCGCTGAAAAGTGGAACTGACGGGGGTGGACCCGAAAACTGCTTCCGCTACATAGCCAATTTCTGTAAGGCCACCAACTGCAATAGTGCCGCTCATAATTTTCTCCTAGCGATTAAGGCGGCAATCTTATTCGCCGCAAAAAGTCAATGCGCTACCACCTATAATCCAACAAAACGGGCTAAGTCAATGTAACGCCCTTTACGTGGTGGGCACGTAGGAGAACCAAGGAACGGTGAGACGGATACGCCAAAATGGCCCTTCGCGGTCTGCTACGACCATGCTGGGTGTCGCTTCAATGTTCACGGATATGCCGCTATTCGTCAGCACCAACCCACGGCTAAAGTGCTGCCTGATCCGCTCCGCCAAAGTCGAAGCCGTATTCGGGCCTTGGTCCTGTGGCGCGTAGATATCCAACTGATAGAGGCCGCTCTCAAAGTCCATGGCGCTTTTGTGATTCGCTGCCGCGCGTGTTGCCCCCGGTAAGAAATTGACTCGGATATGAGTTTCATTTGTCTTGGGCGTGAAGGCGATGTTTTCCCACGCCACACTAGGAAGCGCGGATAACGAATTGAGGCGAGCGTTGAGGGCATTACGAATAGCGAGTAGGCTCATCGGACTGTCCTCGAAACTCGTGCGGCGTTGGAGATTATCGTTCCCCATTCCTTAGCATTCACACGCATCATACCTGCCGGAGCCTGGATAGAAAATCCGGATGGTAGCGTTTTGACGCGGCGTTCATCCGCAAACCGATACCCGCCAAATTCCAATTTACCAATGTAGCCGACGGTATTTACAAGGTAGAGGGTTGTCTGGATACGCGGCGAATAGAGAGAATAGGTTTGAGCGATTTTCTGAACGGTTGGGGCGCCGTTCGGATCAAGAGGGGTATTGTTCGACGTTAAGTTGGTATCGAAACCCGCAACCCAGCCACCACGGGCACGGCCAATTGAGCCTGGATCGTGCATCCCAAAAGGCAAATCAATCGGCGTCCCCATAACGATATTCGACGCAAGTTTCGTCGCCGCGCCAGATATCGTTTTCGCAAGGCGCCGTTCAGTCCTTTGAGCAAATTTGGCAACTTGCTCAGCAAACGTCATCGTTGCGCAATCACACGATACATGACGACCACGCCACTTTCAGGGATCGGCTGCACCCGCGTAATTTTGTAGGGCAGAGCCGTAGTCGGCGGGGAGCCAATTGTCATGCCGGGTTGTGGGGCGAAGGTCAAACCACTTGCAGTCAGGTAAACTTCAATCTCTGCCGTCTCCGCCAATTCAGGAACGTCGAATTGGCTCTCTCGTGAAAACGACTTGCCCCGAACGTCTTGCGTTGCCGTGCTTGTGGTGACTGAACCCGTAGACGGGTTATAGACCTGATCGCCCCGCTTGGTGACGCGAAACACGTCGCCATACTTCTGAAGAAGCCGAAGTCCTGCGCCGTCTCGTAACCGTTCAAAAAGTGAAGTGCTCATGTGCGTATGATACGTGGGAACCCGAGTGGAGTGACGATAGGCGTCAGGATAAACTCA